TACCTGTGGGAGTAGTTGCACCAATAGTAGCGTAATAGACCGTTCCTGTATCATTAGTCTGAATAACTTCGCTTGTAGTAAAAGCAGTCTGAGTTTTAGAAGTACCAGAATCTAGATACTTAACAAATAAAGTTGGAGAATCGGTGGTAGTCGCTGCTTCTACTTTAATAACTTTGGCACGAATACCTGAAGTTTGGCCAATCATTTCCCTATCTAAAAATTGATCAACTTCAACATTAATACCATTATATGTTAATTCTAATTTAACGTAATTAAAGTTTTTATCAAAAAATGTGTTACCAGGAATAACCATTGAACCAGGTTTAAAGACATGATTACCAAATCTTGAAACTTGATTTTGAAGAATTGTTTGTAGCTGATTTAGTTCTCTTGCCTGAACAGCCACACCGGGTTTAAAGAGAATACGGTGAAAATTCTTATCTTCACTATAATCGTCATAGTACGGATCGGTGTTAAAATTAATCGCCATCTCTTACCTGTTATAATTTGATTACTGTTCTTAGAGTAACTAGTTGTTGTGCGCTGTGGCTTACGGCTGTTCTATTATCAATGTACAGCAAGTCACCACTGAATTTATTTATGTCGGGGTTTTTATTAATTGTAACTATTGTGTAGTCTAAATCAGATGTTTCATCTGTTAGTATATCTCCAACCCCAATGTCATGATTATTTTTATCTTGAATTAAAAGTTGTTTAGATGCGCTAATAACTTCAACTATTTCAAAATATCGTTTTGACCCACCAGCTGTATGAGTTAAAATATCATCCCGGACCAGACCGCTGACAGTATCCATAGTTAGTAAATAGCATGAACTACCAATAACGTTTGCAAATGCTAAACCACTATTATGTCTTTTTAAATCTTTAATGATACCGTATTGTCTATAATCATTCTGGACATCAATACCGTGATTCTTTTCATTATTTATGGTAGATGTGAACATCAATGTATCTGCGAATAGCTCCCTAACAGGGTCACTACCGTGCCCGCCGAAGGGAGATATAATAGCAGAAACATTAGCATTAGACCCATCACCAGTTATAATTACATTAGCATACGTATAACCTCTACCTGGTGTAGTTACTGTAATGTAGCTGATTGTATTATTAACAAGAACAGGGGTACCAGTAAAGCTTTCCCCGTCCCCAGTGACTACAACATTAGCGTGTGAATAACCGCTTCCAACGTTGCTTACTCTGAATGCATGAATACCACCATTAACGGCAGCTAATTCTACCACGGTCTGTAAAGTATCTAAATCATCTGTTGAAAGATTTGCATAAGCATTAGCACTCGTTCCTGTTGCGCTAGCAAAAGAAATGTCTAGATGAGTATATCCATTCCCTCTTTCTTCAATAATAATATCTTCTATTTGTCCAGCTGCATTAACATAAGGTGTAGCTACAAACCCAATACCATCTCCTATTGCAGATATTGTTGTTTGAATATTTGAAGTATAACCACTACCTACATCCTCAATAATAACTGAATGGAATGAACCATTTATTAATACCGGGGTTAATATGGCAGAGCTAGAAAAGAATAAATTAGCAGTTGCGTTGGAAGTTGGTTGTATACTACCTGTAGTTGCAATTGCAATAGAAGTATTTGCTCTTGCTGCAGTCGTATAACCGTAGCCTTTATTTGTTAAAACTACATCTACTAAAGCATTACTACTGAATATTAAATTTGCGAATGCATTAGCAGATGGTTGTACAGCACCTGTAGTTACTATTGAAACAGTTGTATTAGCAACTGCTGCCGCATTGTACCCAGCACCAGGATTAAAAATTCTGACATTACTAATATTATTATAATGGCTTGTACCAGCACCTGCATTATCTGTAATATTAATAGTTGCGGTCTTATAATTTGCACCAGCGTCTTTAATAATAATATCAATAAATTCACCAGCAGTATTAAATACAGGAGTTAAGTTTGCAATAGAATTACCTGTACCACCTAAAAACTGACCTGTAACAGTTAAAGTAACTTCAGCATTACCCAAATAACCTGAGCCAGCATTATCAATAGTAATACTACTTACTTCACCTTTTGAATAATAAGCATTTGTAACCGCTCTTTGAACAGGCATGTAATCATCTGTTAAAAATCGGTTTTGAGAAGACAGGGGAATAGAATAAAGATACTTCCAAACATAACCATCTGCTGTTGTCAGCATGGTTATGTCTTGCCCAGAAGGCTCTACGGTTGAAGCAGAACCATTATTATTAAAAATACACTTATAAACACAATACGTGCTTGTTAATACATAAAAGTTTGATTCTTTTAAACTTACAGCACCATTATCAGATGTAAAGGACTCGCTATAATTACCGTCAAATTGATCATATACTTCTCCTGTTGTCCAATTAATTCTCGGTACAACATAAGATACATCTCTTAAGTTAATTTTTTTAACACTTAGTATACCATTACGAGTAAAGCGCTCGTAATCTTGCGTTACCTCTGGTGACTCAAGATTAAGAGGATCAGGCCACTCTAAAATATTACCAATAAAATAGTAATAATTAGATCGACGCGACAGAAATTCATTATAGACAGTATCCACCAAGGAGCGGTGGATAGTGTCCTTTAGAAGAAAAGCCATGTTATGCTACTGTAACGTTCCAAGTAATAACAACTGTGTCACCAGATGCTTTTGTGACTGTACTGAATACTGTACGGCAAAGCATATTACCACTCGTACCAGCATTTAAAATACCAGCCTCTGTAAGTGCACCGGTTCCTGTACCTGCTGGGAACGTTGCAACATATGTAATTGTATTTGTAGATCTAGCAGTTGAATCTAGTGATACGCGTCCAACTTCTGAACCAAGCGCGGTTTGAGATGTTGCAGCTGCTGTAGCTGACTGGCCTACTGCCATATGACTCATAATTGCTAAGGAGTTGCCAACCAGGCGAGATGCAATAACATCTTTACCTACGGCTACTACCAAATTATTTACTTTTCTGTAGTCTTTTTGTTTACCGGTTTCGTCCAAAAGAATAACTTCTAAGTTACCTTTGACGTTTACTGATTCTGTGAACATGTTTTATTCCTCTAAAGAAGTTCTATGTTATATTTATACAAGATATCTTGTACGTTAGCTAATTGTTAGTACCTGCTCACCAGCATATATCTCTACAAAATACCCGGAAACTCCAACGTTATCGGTGTAGTTTAAAAGTACCCCGTTACCGTCCTCTGTTAATGTAACTACGCTATCTGTATCATCAATATTTTTACCGATGTTAAATGTTGAGATACTATCAGATAACTCTATGCTGACGTCATCAACAGGTGCAGGTGCCAGACCTATTGTAAATGCTTCTGTAATACTTACATTGTCTTCAAACGGCTCCAACTGCAATGCAACTGTTAGAACGTCGCTAATTGAAATGTCATCGGAAATATTTTTACCAATATTTAATGTTAATGTACTATCAGAAGCTTCAACTGAATCATTAGCATTTTTACCAATTCTTTTAGCAACAGAATCTAAAGTTGCAAACACGCTGTTAAATTGCGAGAATACATTTTTTCTAGTTACTACACTTACATCTGCAGCAATATTGGCTGTAGTCGTCAATACCCTGTTAACAAATAAATTAGTACCAGCCTGGTGCACCAGTTTTTTAACTATGTCATAGAATACTGTAATATCTAATTCTGATTGTACTTCATATGCAAATGGTTGATACAGCTTGCTATCTTGAACTTTTACATCTGGTTCGGATAAGAAACCTGTTGTAGCAGTATACTCACCAGGATACCGTGCTATAGCACCAATAAAAAATGTAAGTACCGCATCATTAGGAGACTCATCATTACTTGTATCTACAGGTGTCAATAACTGTGAGGTAGTAACACTGTTTACAGGCTTTACACCAGTATAATTAAACGGGTCTACATAATCGGTTAGGAAGTATCTGTCAGCATCCGTTATAGAATGTGTCTTTAGCAGTTCAAATGATTCAGAAAATCCACCACTTGTTGTAGATAGATTTGTAGCGCGACCGGTTATTCCACCTAAACTTGATAAAATAATAGATAAGTCTTGTGTAAAGCCGTACCCGTAGTTTAGAATTTTAAGTTTTTCAATAGCACCTGTAGAAGATACTCTTATAATTCTAACCAGAGTGTCAACACCACCGGCAATCGTCACATTGAATACTTGACCGGCTCTAAAATTCTTACCACCAGTTGTTACACTCCAAGTACTTAATGTGGGTTTAATAATACCTGTAAATAATACTGCAGTTGCGCTACTAACAGTTACCGTATCATTAATTTCAAAAGGTACATTAAATTTACTGTAGAAGAAGATCTCATACAAGTCAGTAGTAAGATTTTTAACTCTTAAAACCTCTGCAGTATACTTAATATTGTTTTTTGTGATTGTAATAAATCTATCAACAATATCGGCAGTACTACCGGATGTTCTTAATACACGAATAGACGAACGAAGATTCCACCTACCGTCTGATGGTCTTAAAACATAATCATACGGGTGTCTAGTTGATGCAGTTGTATCGTACAATACTTTAAACAAAGTCTCAATGGACATTGCGCTACCCTTGGCAGCATAAAGACCTTTAATACGTTTAATTAAAAGTGATTTATCTACCAGTAAACTAACTGGTAGGTCTTTAGCATAATTAGTTAAAAAGTAATTAACAAAAGCATCTGTAGTCTGATCGATATCACTGTACTGTCGAGCATTCTGAACAAGTTCAAGCGCACCCTGATCTTGCTCAAGGAATTGATAGTAATATTCTAAGAACGCAACAAACGTTGTATAGTCAGATCTGATAAACTCAGGAAGCTGACTATTTACAAGCTGCGATACTTTGTCTTTAATTCTTGTTGTTGACATGTTATACTGATGCTGTAACTGTCACAGTTGTACCGGCTACCAGACCACCAGTCTTGTTTGTAGTTGTATCGTCTTGTACTAAAATTTCACTTCTTGATACTGCTAAGTTATAATTAACTTCTTGAATACTACCGGTGATACGGATATCTGTTACCCCGGCAGGTATACCTGTTGGA